CCAGCCAGCGCCGGGTCAGCCTTGAGCATCTCGAACAGCTTGCGCTTCGTCGCGACCGCCACCGTGCCGGCCATCAGTAGCCGCGCCCATGGAACAGGGAGTACCGCTGCGGGTCGTACGCCAGCGTCCGCGACGCCGGCACCGCCTTACGGTTGCGGGCCCGCCGCGAATACCGCTCATACACCGCGTCGACCTCCGGCAGCCCAGTCCGGTACGCCTCCGGCATCGTCAACCGGAACGTGCCACCGTCCGCCGACGTGAAGCTCGACGCCCGGTCCGGAATGGCCGACCGGTGAATGTTCAGCCGAGACCGGAACCGTACGAGGGACTGTCGCACCAGATCCGCCGGCGGCACCGTGTAGCCGAGTTCGTACTCGGCCACCACGTTGCCGCGGCCCCACGGCCAGGCGAGCCCGTCGGTGCGGCGCAGCACCCCGTCGTCGCCGACCGCGACCGCGGCCAGCTCGGCGACCGTCAGGTCGACGAACGTCTCGTCCAGCGCCGGCGCGACCGCGATCCGCCGCAGGGTGCGCACCTCCGACGGGGTGCGCTCCGGATCCGGGTGCCGCAGCGTGATCTCGGTGCCGCCGGTGCCGTCGAGCACCACCCGCGCATACCTCGGCAGGAACGAGCGGTTGCAGATCAGCTCACACTCGACCTCGGTCTCGGTGCGCGCCGTCTCCAGCTGGGCGGTCGTGTACTTGCCCTGGTCGACGAGCGACGCGTCGGAGCTCCGGCCCTCGGCCAGGGTGAAGAAGAACCCGGACACGATCTCGACCAGGTCCGTCTCGACCCGGGCCACCCCGCCGACCGTCGCCGACCAGGTCACCGTCAGCAGCCGCAGCGACGTCTGAGCCGCGATCGGCGCGGTCACCTGGCCGGTGCCGCCGCCGACGACGGTGGCGTTGCCGTCGGCGACCGCGGTGCCGTTCGCGTCGACGATCGTGTACGTGGGCGTGCCGGTCGGATCGGTCGGGGTTTCCCCGACCTCGAACGTGTGAGTGACGGTCGCGGCGGCGTTGACCATCTTGCGGATCACCGTGGCCACCGCGACCCCCTCTCGTCATCCGATCCGGACCGACCCGGCCACCGTCCCCGAGCCGCCGACATCGACGTAGATGCCGTTCGTGACCCACTGGCCGACGTTGAGGCACAGGTCGGCCGAGCCGTTCGCGGCCAGGTTGACCGCGCCGATCAGCGTTCCCGACGCCGCCGACGCGTTGTCGTAGATCCGCACCGTCGCCGCGCTGCCGGCCGTCTCCACCACCGTGTACCCGTGGTAGACGCCCGCCGTGTCGCGGACCGCCTGATCCGCGCCGGTCAGCGCGACCGCCCGCACGTACCCGCGCATCAGCGCAGCTTGTACTTGACGGACACGAACATGTCCGGCATCGCCAGGCCGGACGCCGCGACCGTGCGGACGAGGTCGAGCACGTCACCGGCGGCCATGTTCAGATCCGCCGCCGCGCCCAGCGTCATGTTCTCGGCGACGAACGCCACGCTGTTCGTGGCCGCCCACGACCGGGACGCGACCGCAGCCGACCCGGCCGCGGCGGCGCCCTTGTTCGTGGCGGTCAGGGTGAAGTAGTTGGTGCCGTTCGCGGTGATCGCCGCGTTCGGGACCAGCTTGATCTCGGTGATGGTGATGTTCTGCTCGGCGACCAGGAGAACCCAGTCGTCGATCGTGCCGGCCGTGCCCTGCCCGGGCACGAACAGGGTCACGATGTGATCGCCGGCGATCTCGCTCCGCTGCGTCATGAACCTCTCCTGAGGGTGTTGAGCGAGGCCGGCCCCGGGATTGGGGCCGGCCGTCGGCGGTCAGTTACTGGGTGCCGCGCTGCATGCCGCGGTGCTCGAGGACGACCTCGCCGTAGATGTGGCGGATCTTCATCGTCACCTTGTCGGCGTTGAACATGGAGCCGACCGTCGGGTCGGCCTGCGTGAACATTTCCGGCTCCTGCCGGCCCTGGTAGAAACCGACCTCGATCGTCGGGCACATCCCCGGGTCACAGACCACGAACCAGTCGTCCTGGTCGGAGTAGTAGTCGACCGTGATCGGTTCGAGTCGCTGGTGGATGTTCGGGATGTCCGAGGCGTTCCCGGACGCGGGGATCGCGACCGCCGACGTGCACAGCTGCCAGGCGATCTCCTCCAGCGAGGAGGGCACGACGAGGTACTTCGGCAGGATCGACAGGACGTCGGTCGAGTCGCCGTACGCGGCCTGCTGGCGCATCTTGCGCCGCAGCACCGACAGGTTCGCCTGCGTCAGCGCCGCCGCCGTCGTGTTCCCGTGCGAGGCGTGGAACAGGGCCACGCTGTCGTACGTGGTCGCCGCGTTCGTCACCAGCACGTCGAACACGAACCGGTACAGCGTCCACGCCGCCGCCAGGCCCAGCTTGCGCGGGATCGACGTGATCGCCCGCAGGTCGTCGTTGGCGATCATCTCCAACGTCAGATCCTCGGTGCCGCCACGCTTCGACAGCGCGTAGGTCGCCTCCTCGTCGCTGGGGGTCGTCAGCGGCTGGTACGGAGCGCCCTGGGCGACGGTCGGCAGGGTGCCGTAGCCGCCGACCCTGTCGATCCTCTGCGTCCTGAAGTCCGAGATCGGCACGATGTTGGAGACGATCTTCCGCCAGTCCTGCAGGCCCGGCCGCCGGTACTCGGCCACCAGCCGCCGGGTGATCGAGTCGCCCAGGACCGCGTCCCACGTTGCCGTGGTGCCCGACTCCGACGCCCGCGCCGCCGCCGACTCCGTCGAGTCGTACAGCGCACCGATCGACTCGCGCAGGATCGTCCGGTTGAAGTCCTCGTCGAAGTTCCGCGGCCGGCGGCCGGTGATGTCGACGAACGCCTCCTTGAAGGAGCGGTAGCCGTTGGTGTAGTCGCCGGCGAACATGGCGTCCAGCGCCTTGATCTTCGCCTCGTGGGCCTCCTTCGTCACCGCGGCCACCGCCGTCGGGACCAGGCCCTGCCGCTCGACCGACGCCAGGACCGACTTCGCCGACGTGATCGCCCGGCTGATGTCGTCCTCGGTGAAGCTGTCGCCGAGCAGCGACTCGACAGCGCGCGGGTCGAGCTGCGCAGCGTCGGCGAGCGCCTTCACCGCCAGCGTGCCCAGCGCGGACCCCTTGAGCCAGGACTGGCCCTCGCTCGTGCGGGCCGACTCGGGCGGGGTGGTCGTTTCGGTGGCCGGAGTCTCCGCACGCTTCAGACCGACGGCCGAGAGCTGCTCGGGCGTGGCGGTCTGAAGCGCCGCGAGGACACCTTCGGTCGTGACGGTCACGTCAGACTCCTCGGTCTCGGTCTCGCCGCCCGGCACCTCGCCGGGCTCGTCAGTGGTGGATGGGTCGATGCCGCCGGCCACTGCGCGCAGCGCGAGCCCCCCGGCGGCCGGATGGGACACGATGTCGGCCGACATCACGCCGACGATCGCCGTCGCCTCGGCCAGGTGCCGACCGTTCTCGGAGATCGGCCGGAACGTCGCCTGCACGTCATGGGAGATGCCGGCAGCGTGCGGGTTGTCCGGCGCCGCGAGCGCAGCGTCGAGGACCTCGGCCGCGTGCGTCGCGCCGGCGAGGAGCGTCAGCGTGGCCTCGATGCCGGACTCGGTCGCTTCCACATCGCTGTAGTGACCGACCATCCCGGCGATCGTGCCGCTGCGCAGCTCCTCGTCGGACCGGTGATGATCGAACGCCTTCGCGCCCTCGTACAGCGCGCACGCGGCGCGCATCACGGCCGGCGGGTACCGGCGGCCGTTCTTGCTGTCGCCGTAGCGGATGACCTGCACCCGGTACCGGCGCTGCCCGGACGGTGCCGAGTCGAGCGCTTCGAGCACACGTCCGGAGCTCGTCTCGACGACCCGGTCGCCCTGGCCGCCATGGTCGTCGGCCGCGGCGACCCGGCGAGTGGCCGACCCGCCGGCAGGCCCGGTCGCCTTCTTCGGCGCCGCCTTCTTCGCCGGGGCGGCCTTCTTCGCGGCCGGCTGGGCGGCCGGCTTGGCCTTCGCCGCCTCGGCCTTGATCTTCGCCAGCAACGCGGGGGTGATCTTTCCGTCCGGGGTGAGGCCCATCTTCTTCTGCAGGGCCTTCACCGCGTGCGTTGTCCGCGGGCCGAACTTCCCGTCAACCAGCAGCGGCTTACCCTCAGCGTCCTTGACGCCGAGCCTGTTCAGAGCGCTCTGCAACTCCTTGACCCGGGAGTCGCCGCCCTTCGACGTCATCCCGGCGCCGGTGGTGAACTGCCCGTCCCCCGCACGCGGGTGAGCGCCTGGATCCCATGCGCCCTCAGCCGCCGGATCCGTCGCCAGGTCGGTCATCGTCAACTCCCCGTCCGCCGACTCCGCGGCACCCAGCTCGGCGTCGAGCGCGTCCAGTTGCTTCACCAGCGCGCGGGATCCACGGCCGAATAGCACCGCACCGTCACCGCCGTCAGCGGACTCGTCCCAGGTCTCGATCGACGTGGTGTAGTCGCCCTCGTCGGCGATCCACACCTGCCACCGCACGACGCCCGACGAGCCGCGCACCTCACCCCGCGCGACCGGCTCGTCGCCGATCTCCACCGCTGTCAGGGTCTCGCCGGCGGCGTCCTTACGGTCGGCGGTCTTCGCCACCGCCCGGGCCTGCGCGCCGGCCTCGTCCAGGTCGTTACGCAGCCGGCGCAGCTGGCGACGGTTCAGGTGGACCGTCTCGCCGCCGGCGCCGTCCCACCGGCCCGACCCGTCGCTGTCGGCTTCGTAGCCCATCGCGACCGTGGCCAGGCGCACCTCGGCACCGCCCAGGCCGCTGACCGTCGCCCACTGCAGGTCCGTGTCGGAGTTTTGCGACCGCACCTTGCCGGACCCGATGAGCCGCTCGCCGGGGCCGAGCTGGATTCGGCCGTGCAGCTTCAGCTTGTCGCCGGCGGGCGGCGGATCCGCCGCCCCCGCGGCCGCCGACGCGGCGCTCTGCATGGCGGTGGCCGCCGCGCCCGGGCCGGCACCGTCGGTCCACTTCCCGTCGAGGTCGCGCGGCTGACCCGGGTTGAACCGCTCGACCACGGCGTTGGACTCGGTGACCCGCTCGACGCGTGCCGGCTCGAACCGATGCCCGCAGGAAGGACAGGTCACCGTGTCCACGTCTCAGCCCTTCAGCTTCTCCAGCGCGGCGATCAGCGTCGACCGCGGCCGCTCGCGCCGCTGCTCGGCGTCCAGCGCCCGCTCGGCCTTGGTCTTGTCGTTGCCGACCCAGTTCAGGACCGTCTCGGCGCTGCCGTCCGGCACCCGATCGGCCTTCACCTCTTCGCCCTGGCCGTCGAAGTCGGGGGCGTCGTCGAGGTCGTCGTCGAGGTCGTCGTCGTCGAACGCGCCCGGCACCTCACCGTCGAGGCGCGGGTCGCGCGGCGGCGTGTCCGCCCGCACCGTCCCGCCGCGGGCGACGCCGACCTTCGCCAGGTCCTCGGCGCTCGCGCTGGCGAAGGCGGCCGCGTCGACGACGCGCACGTCCTCGTCGGCCGGGACCGGCGGCGCCATCGCCATCGCCATCGCCTCGGCCACCACCGACGGGCGCCCACCCGGCCCGTCGACGAGCTCCGGCCCGTCCGACGTCGCCTTGGCCACCGCCACGTCACCGTCACCCATGCGCGTCGTCAGCTTGCTCCCGTCGACCTCGGTCACCGTGCCGTCGTGGGTCGTGACGAGCGTCTTGCCGTCCGTCTCCTCGACCGCGATGACCTCGGAGACCTTCATGCCGAGCAGCTCGGCGGCCTTTTCCCTGCTCAGGGACATACCCTCACTCCTCATAGTGGATCTTCCGGGTCTGCCTTGCGCATCCCGAGAGTCGCCTGAAACCCAGCCGCCGGCGCCAACAGCACCGCCGCGACGCTGAGCAGGTTCAGGTTGCGGACGGAGTCCATCCAGAACACGACCGTCAGCCCGGCCCACACGGCCATCACGGCCATCACCGCCAGCACCGCGGTCCAGAACCACATCCAGAAGCGACCCGATGCGACGAGCCGGCGGATCACCCGGGCCCAATGCGATTACCGCGCGGCGGCTTGCCGTGCGCCACCCGGTTCTTGTCCGAGCCGCTCGCGTAGCCGAACCGCTCCTTGAACCACGCCGAGGCGGCCAGCTTGGCGCGCAACGGGTCCATGTGCTTGACCAGGTGCTCGTACAGCTCGGTCCAGGTGCTCCACTTCGCGCGGCCCTCGCCGTACACCCAGTACTGCTTCCAGTGGTTCCGGTCAGCCGCCTCGCTCGCCGACGACGAAGAGTCGGCGCCAGCGAGCAGCTCAGCCGCCTGGGCGTGGAAGTCGTCCAGCGCCGACGGATCACCGTCCACATCGACGTAGTGCAGGTTGTAGTCGGACTTCTTCCCGCGCGGCGCGAACGGCCCGTCGAGGTTTGCGGCGGCCCATTCGTCGTGCAGTTCGCCGACCGCGGTCAGGAGCGCGATGCGGGCGTCGGACGGTCGAGCCACTTGACGCCCTCCCATGCCGAGTTGAGAAGCACGTCCTTACCAAGCCACGACGTTGCCCCCGGGTCGCGGCCGAGCCGTGAGATTTCGAACGGGGTCGGGAACCCGTCCGAGCCGAACGGACGATCGAACCGGGACAGCAGCTCCCTCGCGCCTCGCTGCACCTCGGGTGGCGCGCCGTCGAGGCGTTCCATGAGTCGGTTGGCGATCCGCTGGGCGGACTCCTCGTCAGCGAAGTCGTAACCGTGGGAAGCCCACGCGTAGCCGCCCACGTCGATGTTGGCGGTCAGTTCGATCCGCTCCACACCCTGCTGGCGGTACCAGTCGGTGAGGTGCTGGTTGAATGCCGACGCGAATCCCTGACCCCGAACCTCCGGGTCCAGTTCGAGCAGCTCATGCACCGCCGCCAGGTTCCCGTCGGCGTCGCGGTAGATGCCGCGTTCGGCGTGGCCGACCTCATTGCCGTCGGCGTCGGTCAACCGGATGCGAACCGAGACGCCCGGGTCCGCGCCGTCCGGGCCACCCATGAGCGGGCTGGCGCCGACCACCTCGGCGTTGAGGCCGGCGAAGCTGCCGTTCATCGCGCCACCCAGCTGATCGATCGCCCGCTGGCGCCACGCCCGACCCTCAGCGTCGTTCTGCAGCTGCGCCGGCATGCCGTCGATCACGTCGCCGACGTGACCGCCAGCGGCGTCCGGCGCTGGATCAGCGTCAGGCCCTGGTTGGTCACCGGCCGGCTCGGAGCCTGGTCCTTCGCCGCCTTCAGGCTCGTCGCCGTTGGCCGACCCGAGCACCGTGAGGCGCATGATCGGCTGACCGTCCGGGCCCGTCGACACCTCGTCGACCGACATCTCGAGCTCACGGTCGAGCACCAGCTCCGACGTGTCCGGCGCGGCCGCGGCCTGCGTGCCGGCCGGCACGCCGATCTCCATGCGCACCAGACCCGGCGCCGCCGGCTGCGGCGCCAGCGACGTCGGGAAGTAGCCGGCGTCGGAGACGACCATGCCCTGCAGGTCCTGCGGCGTCGCGTTGCCGAAGCCGTCGGCAGGAACGCTGCGGTACGCGGTGACGTCCTCCGGCGTCGGCGCGAGCAGCGACTCGAACCCCGACTGGTCGTCCTTGCCGGCCCGCAGCTGCTGGTTCGCCGCGCGCAGCTGGGCGAGCATCCGGTCCATCTGCCCCAGCTCGCGACCCTTCTGCGTCGACATGCCCGACAGCCAGCCGTGCGCGTCACCCGGGGTGCGGAACGGCACGTGCGGCTTCAGGCCGCGCCGCGTCCGGTCCCGCCGCTTCCGGTCCTTCGCTGACGCCGGCCGGGCGAAGCTCTTGGTGAACCTGCCGTCGGGCCCGCGAGGGTGCAGGGCCGGATTCCACGCCACAGCACCCTCCGACCTATCGAGTGCCCCAGTCGAGGTTCGCCTGCCGGTCCGCGAGCGTTCCCGCCGCAGCGGCCGGCGCCGCCGGCCCGGTCGGGCCCGCCGCGCCCGGCTGAACCGGCGGCTGCCCCGGCTGCGCGTCCGCCACCGCGCCGGCGACCGCGGCCGGATCCGCGTCCGGCTTGTCCAGCTCGGCGCGGTACGGCACACCCATGTAGTCCTCCCACGCGCGCTTCGCGGCGAGAGAGGCCGTTTCCTTCGACAGGGCACCGATCGTGACGAGCTTCTCCAGGCCAGTAGACAGGTTCAGCAGCACCTGCGCCCCGATGGCAGCGTCGGCCGCCGCGACCTCCGGGCCGGTGATCAGTACGCACTGCGACGCCGGCACCTTCGTCTTCTCGCCCGTGCGCGGGTCAACCGCCTCGACTTCGGCCTTGAGCCGCTTCGCGTGCACGGCCCGGTCGACAGCGAACCGCACCAGTTCGGTCTGCTGCGCCAGCCACACCCGCTGCACCGCGCCGACCCGGCGACGCACCGGCTCCGCCATGCTCTGCGACGTCGCCTTGTTGCTGTCCTCCGGCTCGGCCAGCCAGGTTTTCGCCAACCCCGAGCCGGCGGCGATGTTGGTCAGGACCGTTTGGTTGGCCTTCGAGTCCTCGATCGCGCCCGTGCTGGCCGTCTGCGGCTTCCAGGTGACCGTGTCGTTGTGGACCTCGATCGACCCGGACCGCGGCACGTGCAGCCCGCCGCGGCGGGTGATGAAGTCGTCGACGTCCTGGTCGTCGCCCTCGACGGTCACGTCCCACACCAGGTACCTGGCCAGGGCCGTCCGGTCGATCAGGTTGGAGAGCACCGTGTCGTACGAGTCGAGCCAGTCCAACACGCTCGTGATGAACGGCATCCCGCGCACGTCGGTGTCGAGGGTCTTCCACGGCGCCCAGAACATCGCCTTGCCGTCGCGCAGCCCGGTCTCGTCGTCGACCTGGGCGATCGTCATCGACGACCGCTCAGTGTCGAACGCGTTCTCGGCGAACACCAACCGGTCCGGCCACATCGGATTGCCGTGACGGACCGTCACCTTCTGGACCTTGACCGGGTCGATCGGTGCGAACCGCACGGCGCCGGACTGCTTACCGACGAGCAGCTCGTACACCTTTTCGCCGAGCAGCAGCTGCGACCGCAGCGACACCTCCTGGATCTCGCCCAGCCGGTTACGCGGGTCCGTCCAGAACTCGTCGACGACCTCTTTCACCTTCGGGTTCGTCACCGTCGGGCTGACACCGCTGTCGCCGACGGCGAACGCGACGATCGTGTCCACGATCGCCGTCGCCAACGGATTGCTGCGGTACGCCGCCACGGCATGGGTGCGGGCCCGCTCCAGCGTCCACTCCGGCACCTCACGCACCGACCGGCCCATCGGTCGGAACCCGGTGTCCCCGTCGAGCGGGTCACTGCCCCAGCTGTACCCGGCGCCGGTCGCGACGATCTGCTTCGGGCTGGCTTCCCGGGCCCGCACCGGGCGGGCCAGCGAGAACCAGCCGCCCATCAGCCCGCCCGCTTCCTCAGTCGAGCCGACTCGACCTCATCCCCGACAGCTGAGGCGGCGGCCGGCAGGGAGCGGTTCTGCGCCAGGGTCGCCAGAGCCAACGCGAACACGCCCGCGGCCAGCAGCGCCCACCACGCCCCGGCCAACCCGCCGACCGCCACGACCACCGCCAGCAGACCGAACACACCCAGCA